TCATTCCAATTACTATAACCAAAATGTTTTAATAACTTATCAATATTATTACGGGTAATTTTAGTCATCTTAATTAACTGATTATTATTTGAATTTAATATATTAAATTCGTTTAACCATTCAGAGTTTTCAATATTAATTTTATTTTCAAGAATAAAATCAATTCTTTTATATTCAGTATAATAATCAACTAATAAATCAAGTAATTTTGTTGAATATTTTATTGTTTGTGGTTCAATTATAGCATTTCTAAAATTTTCATTATTCCATAATAATTTAGTGTTATTTGAACATAATTTTTTATGTTCGGGTTTATTTTTGGCTTCAATTATTTTTAATTTATTATTTTCAATGATGTTTTTTCTATTGGAATTGTTTTTAAATGTTTCAATAGATTTATTCCTAGAATTTAATGAATTATTAATACTTATATTTTTTCTAGTTTCTTTTTCTTCATCAGATAATCCATTAAAATATTTTTTTGCTGAATTTGATTGTTTTTCAGTTACTTTATTTTTAAATTCATTATCATTTTTTAGTTTATTATGATAGTTTTTTCTACCATTCATTAAATTTAAATTAGTTTTATTTTTAAATATTTCATCTGAAAAATATTTCATTTTATATGCAATGGTTCCAAGAATTGCTTGTTCGGTGTGTTTTAATAAATGTTCTTTAATGGTTAATAATTCTAAATTATTGGGATTATTATTGTATCTATTAAAATCAATGTGATGTCTAATTTTATTATCGTTATTTTCATTAAAATAATCAGAAATTATTCTATGTGTATATTCCCAACTATTAGTTAAATGATTATAAATCATTTCATAATCATTACCCTGATTTTTTATTTTTTCATATTTTTTATTAAATGCCCACATAGATTCCCCTTCAACCAAATCTTTCGCTTCTTTTATTCCATTAAATTTAGTTGGAAATTTATGATCTGGTGTACATATAATTGATTCTCCATTATCTAGTGTTATTTTAACTACGTCAGTATTTTTTCTTGTTATACCCGCCCAAGTAATTTTTCCCGGTACAATTTGTCCAGTATTTGAATTAATGGAATATGACCATAATTCTTTACCTGATTCATATTCTGAAATAATGTCATTTAATTCTAAACTTCTACCATCGAGCAATTCTATTTTAGTGTTTAATGCCAAACAAGCTCCGGGAAGTGTTTCAATACCTGTTTGAGTATTAGCATTTCTTACTGGTAAAAAATAATCTTCATCATTACCTAATATATTAAAACGATAATCAATTTGTCCATCATTGGGTTGAACTTGTGCGGTTTTTTTAAATTTAGTTGCTACCTTGAAAATATAATTTTCAATATCATCTTCATCTATATTTCCAACATCGATTTTAAATACCTTTTTCTCACCAGCACGAATAATACGATATGTTAGCATTGCATCTTCTGCCATAACTAATTGTCTAAAAACCCTACGTACTTTATTTAAAATAGAATTATGTACAACAATATTATTTGCATAAAAATTATGATTTTCATTATCAACATGAATATCATACACATCACCAGTACCAATACTTTCAATTGATATTATTGGCTCAACAATAAAATCATTTGTGAGCCTATTTTGAATATCATATTTTTTTATTTGATTATTAATTGATTTAAAAAAATAAAAATAATATGAACCAGTTGAATTTATTTTTCTTCCTTTAATATATTTATTATCCATTCTATTTCTATAACTAATTTTACCGGATTTATATCCTAATGATTGAACTAGATATTTCAAATCTTTAATAAGATTTTCATTATTAATTTCAATTGAATATCTAACACAATTCCACTCATCTATAAAGGTTGAGCCATCTGCATCAGTAAATCCATCTAAAAAAGCCTCTCTAATTTCTTTTGAAGAATTAAATATCCAGTTTGGTATTCTTTTGGTATTAAATTTTCCCTCAAACCCAAGATTTTTCAATATTGTTGCCAACATTTTTGAACCTACATTTACTTGTGAATATTTATAATTTCCTTCAATGGAAGGTTTAATTAATCTCGATTTTTTGCCTGAAAATTTTTCAATTAAATTTATGTATTGTAGGTTTTGAATATCGTATTCTCCAAGTGCAAATGAAATATCTTTATTATTTGATATCCATCCATCACCATATAAAAATCCAATAAATTTAGCAAATTCAGTTGTCATTTCATTGGGAATACAATTAATATTTTTATAATAATGAAATTCTCTCTTTAGTCTATCAATAGTAAATATTTCGGTTTTATTAATTTTTTTTATTTCATTATTATGATCTGAATTATTAATTACTAGTTTATCACCAATTTTTAAATTTTCAACAAATTCATATTTAAAATTATTACTGTCATCACAAATTAATAATTTATGCTCCTTCGATGAATCAACATAATTATGTTTTGTTGATATTTTAAAAATATTTTTTTTTCCACTGTAAACTGTGTCTAATACTTCAGATTCTATTTTTTTCTGTGTTTTAATATCAAAACCAATAACAATATCACCAACTATAATGTCTTTTATTTGCTTAACTCCTTTGTTTGTTTTTATGTAAGTGTCAGATAATAAACAACTTCCGTATGGTAAATATTTATCGTCTCCAAGTAATCTAAAATGTGCAATTTCAAATACATTAAATTCATCACCTGTCATTCTTTCTTTAAATCTAACTGAAGGCTTACCATTTTGAATTTTTTCGAATCTTTCTATTTCATAGTTAACTAGTTGTTTTACATGGGTAATACCTTTTTTGCGTTCACCATATGTAAGTACAAAATTATCCCCATATTTACACAAATTTCTTGTCCAAAATGGTAGGTTGACATTAACATTTACAATATCATAAAAAAATTCTTCCAATAACATTTTAATACGTTCTTTATTTGAATAAATATTTAACATTTTACCATTAAAACCAATTGTTGTAGCTTCTTCCATAAATAAATCCAATGCACTTGAAACAATTGGATAATATTCCATACCTTCATAGTCTATATATGCTGGTAATCTTGCTGCTTCATATTGCAATGCTTTTTGAAATCCCCTATCGGTTGTTCTAAAATATTTATTTTGTAGTTCTCGTTTTTGTTCTAATTCTAATCCCTTTTGAAAAATTTCTTCGGGTGTATTACCTTTAATAATAATTTTTTTTTCTTTATCTGATGTTGTATTTACAGATGATAATATTGTTGGTGATTGTTCTTTAAACCCAAAACCATCTAAATTTAAAACTTTATTAAGTTGTTGGTATATCGTTAATTTATTTTGTTCTGCCATTTTATAATTTTTTATTATTTATTATAAATACATAATTTTTTATGAAAGTCTTTATGTTTTATTATAAATACATCTTATATTTTATTTTTATTATTTAAGCCATTAAATAACCATGCATTTGCTATATATGGATTTAGTTGTGATGAACTATTTGGTGAAATCATTGGTCTATTTTTAATATCTTGTTTTCTACCAATTTCAGATATGTCATTAATTGTTAGAATGGCATTTAACATTTTTTCTGTCACACCTTTATTTTGTTTATATCTACTTATATCAAAATTTATAACATATAAACCGATTGATAATCCCATAATTGAGTCATCATGAAATGAACGTTTATGATCTGCAACACGGTTACCGGGAACAGTAATGAATGTTTTTAATTCACTTAATAGTCTGGATGATCTAATTATAACATCTTCCAAATGAATTGCCCTTTGCATTTCAAGTAAAACAGATGCCCTATTATTACCAATAAAAAATCCCGGAATTAAATCAACGTTAATGATGTTACCATCGGACATTATTTTTTGTCCTTTTTTAATGTAACCTTGTAACCTATCTCTTGATGGTTTATGTGTAACTTCAGCATAATGTATATTATCTTCACCATAACCAAATTCAAGCAGCTTTTCAACTGCTTGTACACCATAACCACCAGTTATATCAACAACACAATATGCATTATTATATCGTTTACCAAATTGATATGCTATTTCAGATAACATTTGTGGAACAACTTTACCATAATATTCTGCAACTTGTTCTAGTTTATGTCTTTTAATTTTAACTTTTTTAATTTTATCTCCCTTCGTAACTACCTTTTCTTCGATAATTTCAATACATTTAAGTATATTGATTGTTGAATGGTCTTCACCGTGTCCGGGTGAAGCATCTAAAGCCATAACATAATCTTCTCCGGGTAATGCATCTTCCCAAATCCACATATTTAAATCCATATATTCTTGACGTATTGGAACCTTAATTTCGGTTTCTTGAATACGTAATAAATATTCTTCGGCAATAAAGTTATCACCTGAACCCAAAAATGAACAGTTATGATTTAAAATTCCATTTGCAAAATAATCACAATCATCAGAATCTATAATA